TTACGAGACCGGCAGGTCCGGCGACGAAGCCGAAGCCGAGACAGCCCCCAAAGGACTGACATCGGTATCCAGACTGACGGTTACTGACTTGACACGACTGGCTGGGATGTAAGTCAAATGAGCGCGGCCATCAGCATCTGGGACACCTTCTGCGGAGAAGTCAGTTTCAGTACCCTTTGGTGAGATCATGTTAGTCACATATATGGCGATGTTGCCATCCACATCTACATCCAAGGGACCCAAAGGCAACCCTTCCGGGATGATCTCCAGATGACTTTCGAACACCACGTCATCATCACGGGTGACAGAGATATATGCCCACTCTTCGTTTTCGTGGATAATATGAGCCCAAGTTGACGGATAAAAATTCTCTCTGGTCACCTTGGCCTTGCGAAGAGCTTTTACCGCAATATTGAGGCCGAATTTCCGCCAGATTCCTGCGGTGCTCACAGAGGCAAGAATTGATGCTGTAATTGATGCCCAAACTGGAAAATCCCACATCAGTATGTAAACAATATAGGCAACCAGGCCATAAGCCAGAACTTGGAATATGGTATCTGCTGGTTTGTGGTTTCCATCCAATCCAGTCGTGGCAATTCGATAGGCCAGATACCCGGACACCAGAACGAGTTGAACCTCGAACGGCAGTTTGATCAGTCCTTCTATTTCATTGGCAGACATTAGTTTCTCTCCTTCTGTGATGATCTCATGATTTATTGATGTATGCCATCATGATTCTCGTCCCGAAATTATCACTTCTCCCACCTTCTTCGCTCCGGCTTTGGCGATCGAATACGTCGTTTCGACCGCCTCCATATCGAAGTCCTGGAAGATGTCGCGGACTTCCGGGGTGTCGTTGAGGCTCATCAGGAAGCGGCCCTTTATCCTGGATAAGATTGTTGCCAGGCGGGAGAAGTCTTCACGTTTGAACAGTTCACGGCCGTAATCGGATTCGCAGCCGTAATAGGGTGGATCCAGATAGAACAGGGTCATCGGTTTGTCGTGACGTTCGATGAATTCGCCGAAGTCCAGGCATTCGATCACCACACCCGACAGCCGGTCATGAAGGGCATCGAGCATGGGGCCCAGTTTGTTGAGATCAAACCGGCCTGGACGGTCGGCCGAGACGCCGAAATTGACGCCGGAGACCTTGCCGCCGAAGGCTGTTCTCTGCAGATACAGGAACCGCCCGGCACGCTCCAGATCAGTCAGGGTCGACGGATCGGTCCTGACCAGGCGCTCGAACTCCTTTCGCGATGTGATCTGGAATTTGAGCGTGTCCATGAACTGCGGGTAATGGCGCTGCAGTATCCGGAAGAAGGTGGCCACTTCGCCGTTGAAATCATTGATGACCTCAGCTTTCGGCTTGCGGGTGCGTTTCACGAACACTCCACCCATGCCGACGAACGGTTCAGCGTAGGTGATATGCGGAATGGCGCTGATCTTATCGACCAGGCGTTTGGCTAGGTTGCGTTTGCCGCCAATGTACGGAGCGGCGGGCAGGACCGGATCAACCGGTTGTAATTCGTCAGGACTCGACACGTGAGGCCCCCTAAGTCAAAGTCTCCCCGCCTGTGATCGCAGGTGGCGGGACGGCCTGAATGAGGCCGATGATGGTCGTGAGGGCTTGTACCCCTCGGTTCGGGCTGTTAGCGCAGCCCGGCCCCCGCCCGGTCAATTCCGGAGATGAGGGAAACTGAATGTCAAATGAAGACCCGCTGAAAAATTTAGCCGCCAACTGACACGCCGTCGAAAAATTTATGCGCCATCGCGTCTATCCGTTGCCGAAGAAATATTTCTCTCTCAATACATCGTTGCAACATTCTCCTGGCCGGATCGTCTTCAGGTTTCATCTTTTGTCTCAAAACCACGCCTCCCGCTTGCCGCCGTCATAGGCCCTGGCATGGCCCGCATCGATCATCGTCCGGGACAGCGGCCGGTTGTCCATCAGCAGCACGACGGCGTCGACGCGGCCGCCGTATTTGTCGTCGCTGATCCGGGTCAGTTGAACGCGCTCGCCGATCAGGGTCTTGAGGTAATCTCGGGCGTCCCGCGCCAGTTGGCGTTCACGCGGGTCGCGGCTTCTGATCTCCGGCGTATCGAAGCCCAGGCAGCGCACCCTGCGCCTCATGTGAACACCCGGCCAGACATTGACGTCGACGGTGAAGGTATCGCCGTCATAGACATCCGTGACGATCGCCAATAAAGGGCCGGGGATGATGTCTTTACTCATTGAGTCCGATTCCTCTTCTCCATATCGCGCCCGCTCATCTCTTTTTGACCTCCGCATTGATGGAGGTAACGAAACCCGCCGCCGTCATCTCATGGGTCACCTTGTTCATGACCCACTCCGCTGTATCGACGGCGGGATGCAGCCCGGCAACGCGCAATGCCGTTTCGGCGCTGGCGCCGGGCAGTCCGGAAACCGTCACCTCCAGGGTCGCCGCGCCCCGCGCCAGCGCCGCCAGTTTCGCCCTGGCGGCGGCGGCGGCCTGATCGGCGTCCGCATAACTGTGGCGCAGGGTATAGGCCGGATCGCCGGACCCGGCGGTGACAAACACATCCGCATTCGCCGCCGTGTCCCGCCAGCGCGCCCGCACCGCCTGATACCGGCTGCGGTCGATCGATGAATAGCGCCAATTCAGCATGTCGGCGACATCGAGGATGACCGGCGGTTTGATCAACCCGGAAAAGGTCTTCGGATCATCCTTTTCCCGGAACAGCAAAAAGCCGTTCGCCGGTTTGAAGATGGCCCCATGCTCCAGCGCCAGGCGGGTCAGGAAGTGCATGTCGCTTTCTTCCGTCTGATCGATGTGGCTGATCAGCACCGACGCCAGCGGTTCCTTAACCAGCGCCTTGTAGAGATTGTTGCCGGCGATTTCCTGGACGATCTCGCCAATCGTCAGCCCGTGCCAGGACTGGCTGCGCGGCGCCTTCAGCATTTTTCGCATGTTGGCGGCCTTGGAACGAATGGTCAGCTGCCGGGGCGGCCCGCTCAGTTCGACCTCGTCAACCGTATAGGTGCCGGTAAAAACGGTCTCCCGGTTCTCATACCCGAGCGTGATTGACAACAGCGTTTGTTTTGTTGGAACGGACAGGCTGTTGTCCCGATTGTCGAGTTTGAACTCGGCCCTGTCGGACCGAAAACCCGCTTCATCGGTCACCCGCAGCCCGATCAGCCGGTCCGCCAGCACGCGGGTGATGTCGTTTCCATTTGCCTTGCACGTGAAAATAGGCTTCAAAAGACCCTCCCCGGTATAAGGAGACCGTGATGCCCCGCGTGATGTCCCGTTTGTTGTTCATTGGTTTTGTCATGCTGTCTGGCGCCGCCGCCAATGCGGGCGGGTATTGGAAATGGTATGAAAAGGCCCAGGCCGCTGATCAGTGGAATCTCTTGAGTCACCTCAAAACAAGCAGAAAAAATGCAAAAGATTCTGCTGAAGGCAGATGTGCACTGAGGCATCGGGGGCCATACTACGGGTTTTCCCATTCCATGAAGATTGTTTCTCCGGCTGGCGAAGAAACCATCATCGACTGCGCCGACATCAGAAAGAAGTGGGGCGTTGATGACAAACCACTCGCGAAGGTTAACGGCAAAAAACCCATCTGGTAGTCTCAGTCCCATATCTGAATGACCTTTGCTTCCGGCGTTGACAGCGCTGGCAGGTCAATGATCAACCCGGCCGCAAACACCGGCCCCTTGTCGGCCAGCCCCCGGTTCGCCTCCAGCACCGCCTCGACGGCCTCCGATTGTCGGCCGTAGTGGCGATAGCAGATCATGTCGAGCATGTCGCCGTCGCGCGTCTGATATCTAGCCATGCGCCGCGTCCTCTCCGTATTTGACCAGGTCGACCGAGAACTCGATCTTTCGCGGCGCGCCATTGGCCAGCGTCCGCGATTGAGTCTCTTGGATCTGTTTGATGCAGTATGCGCCCCAGACCTTGCCAAGCCCGTCGACCAGGTTAAGCGGCTCGCCTTTTCCGGCTTCTTCACGTATCCGATCGATCTGCCCGAGGCCACCCTTATAATGGGGTAGGATCACGCCTGGCAACTGCACGGAGGTGACGCCTGGCCCGAGGTACTGGTGTGCCGGTTCACGGCCCAGACGGGCCTGTTCCTGCCAGCGCCATGTATCTGTCCTGGACAGGGTCTCATAGGCGGCCGTCTCTACCGAAAACCGGTATTCGCCAAGCGCCAGCATCACCTCAGTCATGGACATTGGCCCTTTGCTGACGTTCGAGAAGGCGGGCGACTTCCTGGGCGATCTCCTCGGGGCTCTGACCAGGTGCCGGGTTCACGACGATGCTGACCGATGCCGGAGGCTGCGCAGATCCGGGCGATGCTGAAGCCGGTGACGCGGCGATCGCGGATCCGACAACAACGGCCCCGGCTGCCTTTTTGGCCGGTTCAACGATTTGCGATATCTTTTCGGAAATGCCGGGACCGTCACCACCGCCGAATATCTTGCTGATAAACTCAAACGGTGCCGAAATCTTGTCCCATATCCGGGCGACCCAATCGGCGAACTTCTCCCAATAAGGCCGGATCGGCTCCCAGATCTTGAGGAAGAACCCTCTGACCTTGTCCCAGTTGGCAATGACGAGCCCGGCTGCGATCGACAATGCGGTGACAGCCAGCCCGATCGGCGTGGTGGCCAGGGCGAGCCCAACGGCCCGAATGCCGGTCAGGACAGCCGGGATCGCCGTTCCCGCAAACTTCATGGCCGTGGCCGCCATCCCGAGCAGGCTCATTTTGCCGCCGATCAGACCAGCAGAGAACAGCAAGCTGGCAAACCTACCGGCTAACAGAGCCGCACGAAGCACAGCCAACCCGGCGATGGTGACGCCGATCGCCGCCGTTGTGTCGGGGAACTGCTCGGCCAGATTGGCAACGGTTAAGAGGATCGCCGAGGCGGGTTCCAGAACAGCGTTGACGGCGGGTAACAGGGCCTTGCCGAAACTGTCGGCGGTCAGGTTGATAACCTTGATGAACCGGTTCCACTGACCGAGTGAGCCATCGGTGAAGGTCTTGGCGCTTTCGTCGACCAGATTCCTGGACCCTTCGACAACATCTTCCTGTGCCGCCCTCAGATCCTTCAGCTTGGCCAGAAGCGGAACCAGGCCGACCTTGCCTTCATCACCGAAGGTTTTCTGGATGGCCGCGTTTTTTTCGTCGAGATCGTCGTAAATTGAGAGTGAGTCCTCCAGCTCCTGAAGGGTGCCGATGAAGTCCATCTGGCCGTCCGCCATACGGACAATATCAAACCCGTATTCCTTGGCGGCCTTGCTGAGGTTGCGCTCAACGGCGGCGAATGCCGTACCGGCTCGACTTCCCGTCACTTGGGCGCTGTTCAGGGTGCCGATAACGGTGACCAGCTGCTCGATCGGAATCTTGGCCGATGCTGCTGACGCGGCGGAAAACGACAGACCTTCCCCCAGCTGACCAAAGTCCCGAATCTGGAACTTGAACTGGGTCTTGGTCAGCAGCTCGCCGATGCGTTTGAGTTTCTCCTCCGTCGTACCGGTCATGTTTTCAGCCAGGTTGTTGTACGTCCCGGCGATCACCTCTCCGACCTGTTCAGGCGTTCCGGACGTGATCTTGGCGACCTTGGCGACAACCGAAGAGGCGGACGCCGCGACCCTGGCATCGAGGCCGGAGGAATTCAGCGCATACTGGATATCAAACGCTTCAATCAGCCCCACAAGACCGGTGCTGGCCACCTGTCTGGCGGTGGCGCGGGCGGACGCCAGGGCGGCCTCCTTGTCACTGGCATTAAGCACGGTGCTCAGGCGGATTTCGGCTTCTTCGGTTTGTGCGGCCGTAACGGCCGGAGCAGCCGCGATAGCCGCGCCTGCAGCCACGCCCAGGACTTTTGATTTCAGTTTTGAACGTTTGGCGGCATTGGCATCGAGCTTTTTCTGAAGCCGATTGATAACCTTCAGACGGAACTCCTGATCCTTGAGTGCCCGGTTGGCGCGCCGGACCGCTTTCTCCATGCGCCCGAACCCTGCACCACGCTGAGCGGTTCTCTCCATCTTATTGAGTTTGCCCTGGGTACGCTCGACCGTTTGGCCCAATTTGGAAACGGTCTTAGCCGCCCCTTTGCCGGGTTTGGAGAGACGGTCAACCGCCTGAAGCAGGACGGATATGACAAGATTGGGTGTACTCATGATCGCCTTTTGTCCTGCATGTCCTGGAGAAGATCACGCCCCCTCCACCACCATTCCAAAAATTCTTCCATATCGAGTTTCCAGATATCAGACGGTGGCCATCCGAAGGCGGCGGAGATGTCCTGCGCCGCGTCCATTACGTCGGCGGGGAGCTTGTGCCCTCCACTGGCGAGTCGGTAAAAAAATCCGAAATGCGAGCCGCCAATACGCCGAAATCAAATGGGTCGAGATCCGCCACCTGTGCCTCGGAAAGAATTGGGGTTGTGATACGAGGGATCAGTTTGATCATGGCGGTGACATCCATCGAGATGACCTGCGTCAGATTGAGACCGCGCAGTTCCCCTGGAGAAGGTCGATGGAGCCGCAGGGTCTTGATTTCTTTTTTGCTGTCACCTTCGCCTTCGATGATGGGAACGGCCAACGGACAATCGACCATCTTTTTGATTTTCGACATAGATTACCTCCTATAGGCCAAGGGCTTTTTTCATGCCCGCTGCGTGATCAACGCCGCCCGACTTGAAGACCATGTTCTCCATGTCGATCTCGACGACGTCGGCACCGGCGACGGTCATCTTGTAGTAGCTGGCGGTGAAGGCGATTTTCAGCTGACCCTTCTCGGCAGCCTTCAGGCCACCCTGGTCGATTTCTCGTAAAAGCGCACGAGTCTCAACCTTGATGGCTTCATTGTCGGCACCCTGCGCGCCCCGGAAAGAAACCGGCAGATCGTTATGGCCGAACTTACCCATGACGGCGGGATTGTATTCCGCCAGGGTGATTTCGAATTCCATCTTCTCGACGGAACCCATGGGGATATCAACGGCCCCGATCATGCCACCGCCCTGGAACTCTTCGACCTTCATGGCCAGCTTTGGCGGCGTGCCTTCCTCGACGATCCCGGCATAGCCGACACCATCGATAAAGACCGTGAAATTTTTTAGCGTCTTGGGAAGCATTATCGTATCTCCTTATTTAGGATATCAGGCGGCGGCGTCAGCCACTTGTGCGACCAGTTCTTCGTAGTAACCGGCGTTACGGTGTGCCCTGAAGGTCAGATGCTCCAGCGGTGCCGGAGGTTCGATATCGAAATCGATATAGAGTTTCCCGGCCTGCAGTTCGGTTGCCGTATTCAGTTCGGCATCCAGCCAGGCTTTACCGCCAAGGATCGCGCCCACGGTTACAAGGTGCCGTAAATAGGCATTAACCGACCCTTCAATGTCTTCGAGAAGCTGTTGCGAGAACGGTCGGTCCATGGCCCAAAGGAAGGCCTGTTCGATGGACTCGTAAACCATGTCGGCGGTTCTGCGGACACTGAGGAAAGCCCAGAGCGGATCCGCTGAACAGGTGCGGTTCCCCCACAAACGATAGCCGTCCTGTTGAATGATCGTCGTGACCTCGTTTTCATTGAGGTAATTGGCGATTGAGTTCGGGTCAGACATGTTGAAGTCGATCGGGCGGGCAATACCAACAACGCCGTTGAGAACTTGGTTGGATGGGGACCACCAAAATCCGCGTTCGTTATCCAATCTTGCAATTAGTCCCGCAACACGAGCACTGGCTGGTTGAACGACTGCGGAACTGGAAACCGTATCCCAGACTGTAACGTGTGGGTCGACTACGAAGATACGATCCGACCCCCAGTCTTCACGATCCGTGATGGCAGCCGCGTCAGTAGTGTTTGGTCCATCCTTAACTGCGATTGCTCGCAGACGACTGATGATGCCCTGCAACTCGGCGACAACCGGGTTTGCGACAGCGCCGGTGGTCGCGGTGGCCGCGCCGAGCGTTCCGTCTCCCGTGATGGTGACAGTCGGATCGGCAGTATAACCAAATCCGGCCTTGGTGATTGTAATGGCGGTGATGACGCCTGCGGTGATGACGGCCGTGGCTTCAACTCCGGATCCGCCGCCGCCACTGAAGGCAACCGTGGCACTGGTGTACCCACTTCCGCCGTTGCCGATAGTAACCTGGTTAACTCCGACTGGACGCAGGCTGGTAAAGCCGGGTGCGATCAGGATTCGGGGCGTCACCTTGACGGAGGATTGCGCCTTCAATAACGCATGAACACCGGTTTTGGTCGTTCCGTCTCCGATAACGTTGGAGAGTGTGACGTTGGTATCGGCGTCATCATCAACACGGATGACGACAACCATTGCGCCGACCTGATCGAAGATACCGTCGACGGCATCCTTCAGGGTGCCGGTTGCACCGAGCTTCGCGGCTTCACGCTGCGTCCCGGCCAGCAGAACCGGCGTATTCAGCGGAAACGCAACCGCATCGGCCAGGGGAGCCGTGCCGACCAGCCCGATAACACTGGATTTGACTGTGCGAATGGGGCGAATTCCATCATCGATCTCGATGACTTCAACGCCGTGTAGAAACTGCTCTGGCATGACTATTCCTTTCTGATCAGGGTGAAGGCCAAGTGATTTGCATGGCCACTCGGATTTTGGCCTCGGTGGTTTTGGTTTTGACGGTGGCTTTGCCGCCGAGGCGGAGCGTACGAATCGTCTCCAGCGCGGTTTCGTAAAGGCCGCGCTTGAACAAGACCAGATCGGCGGCGCTGGCGAGATCGGCGACGGCAAGGCCCGTGCGCGGATCAATGGTCCCGGCGTCAACATCGGCCTGCAAGGCACCGAACGTGCCGGTCAACGGGTCCGCCTGATAGGCGACGGCCTGATCGGCGGCGAGGCGATATTCCGCATCCTGAAACGGATAAGCCGCCGACCAGCGCAGCCGGGCCGTGCCAGCGGCGCGGTCGATCATCTCGGATGCGACATCGATCTTGAGCGCCATCGATGACGCGGCGGCGACCGGATCGGGTTGGGTCAGCAGGATGGCGACGCGTCTGTTCATTGTCTACTCCACATCGACGATTGTTCCGTGAAACTTGATATGTTTGGCGTTCAGGCCCTTGAGCTGTGAGCGCATGACTTGCGCGCCCGCCGTGACGAAAATGATCTCGCCGAAGACGACATCAACGACGGTCGGGGCTCCGCCCACATCGACGATGGCCTCGCCGATTTTGGCGACGGCGGTATTCTCCCAGGTGACGCCGTCGTTTTTCGACAGCTCGCCGGTAACATCGAGATCATAGGTCACCAGATCGACCGGTTCCCAAAGACCGAGCAGATACCCGCGCGTTGGTTCCGCGAAGGCGGGCAGCGCGGTTGAGATGATGGTCATGTTCGTGGCCGGCGCATCTTCCATCATCTGCACGTCCATGAGACCGCCGTTGCCTGATCCGGAGAGGGTTTGAAACAGTCGATAATGCGTATAGGCGGTGCTGTTGGTTACGGCCCGCTCGAACCATCCGGTTGGTGTGAAATTGTTTATCCATGTGTCAATCAGCGTCCAGGTCAGGCCGTCGTTCGATCCTTCAAATTTGATCTCGGTGACATAGGTGGCCGGGCCGTTAATGTAGATTTTCCACTTTGTAATCGTCTGTGCGACGGCGAACTGCACCGCCCACCAATGCGTTGGCGCGTTAGCGGTGCTCCACGAGGTCGCCAGATTTCCATCAGCGGCATTGGATGCCGCGCCACTGGTTACGTCATCAGCAGTATAAGTCTGTGTGCTATCGATCAGGTCGGGGCCGTAACCGCCACGGTTGTGCAAAAAGGCCCCCGCCGCATCATGAGCGAAACCGACCGATCCTCCGGTTCCCACGACAAACAGGTCGAGTTCGTTGATTTCTCCGATATATGTGCCGTCCCCGCCCGCCGTCGCATACAGACGGTAATAGCGGTACGCGATGGCGTTAACGAAGGTGGCCGTCGTTAACGACCCGTTTGCGATACCGGATTGGGTATCCAGAACAGTCCAGTTGATGTCGTCATTTGATCCTTCAAGATTCCACGCGGTCGGGTTACGAACAGCAGGTAGCAGATTAATTTGGTATTTTGTGACGACTGCCGCATTTCCCAACCCCAGATCAATTTTCCACCATGACGGCGCGAGTCCTGTATTGAGCGCCGCCACCACCCCGCCATCGAACAATTTTGAGGCCGGTTGCGGCCCGTAAGCCGCACTTGCGCTGGCGACAAACGGCGCGGGCAAGACATCGGATGTCATGTTGCTGGGGGACACTTCGATCTCGTCGATCCAGATGCCCGTCAAGTCCGCGTAGGTCTCCGGCCGGGCGTCCATGGCGGGGTTGGTCGTACTGCCCTGCATGGCGGTCAGAAGGCGTTCGAGCAAGGCGGTTTTCCGTTCCCCGGCCAGCGCCGCCCCCAGCCCGGCGGGCGTCACGGCGCGAGCCGTATCGGTGCCGGTTTTGGCCTCGGGCACGCTCGCCAGCTCAACCTTGCCGATCAGCGTTTCGGTGGCCTGCGGGACCGTATAGGTCGGATGCGGATTGGTCGCGGCGGAATGGGTGGCGATATCGTCCGCAACCTTTTGGTGGCTGGCCAGAACCACGCTGGGATCGACGAGGAGATTTAATTGCGCCGTATTTGTCGTTACCAGTTCATACTTGATCAGGAGATCGGTGGAGGCACCCTGCGCCGTGGTGGTTTTGTAGGTTTCTGGGATTTTGCTGACAGAAATCATGTTTCCGGCGCTGTCGAAAACACCCACCTCGCGGAGGGTAAACGGCCCGGTCGCAACCGGGATCGCCAACTCAAAAACGACGACGTTGGGATTTTGCGGGTGGATGTACCTGTTGTTGATCGTGCCGCGATACATTTCATTTTTTAGGCTTGTCTGCGCTACGGTCGGCGTGTAATACGCGCCAAGGTCGCCATCACCGACCGCGATGTCGGTGATGTTAACAACCTGACCCAACGCCATCGCGTTGGAAAGTTGCGCGGTTCCGACATCGGTGATGATTGACCCGAACGTTTCAGTCGGCATTTCAGGCTCCCGCAGGGTTGATGGTTATGGTTGAGACCAAAGACGCGGCTGCACAATATTGCGGTGCGGCTTGATCAGTAGTTATCTCATAAACAGCGTATGGATGGATCGTTATCGTCGTCCCAACCATCGCAGTGCCAGCCAAGAACGGTACCGCCTGTTGCGCCTTAAGCCAGATGTTGAGCTGGTCGAGCACTGAACGTTCGTTTTTGGAATTTTCGATCACGGCTCCAATTGTGGTCTGTTCGTTTTTGGTCAGACCACGGGTGGTCAGCTCCACATCAACCCTGAACCGATACGGAGTGCCTCCGTACTCAAACCATTGCGTCACCACGGCATCCAGATCAAGGGCCGCCAGAGCATCCTCCAGGGCACCCAACGTGCCCTTGACGCGATGCACCTGAATGGCCATTTTTACGACCTTTCGTTGAACGGATTCCGGCCATGTGGCGTCCCATGTATCGACGCTGAAGGCCCAGGCCAGAAAGGGTAGCCAAGCCAATGGACATTTGTCCGGGTTCCACATATCCGCGATGGGCACGCCAACATCACCAACGCGGGCGGCGGCGCGTTCCAGCGCGCGTTCCGGATCGGTGGCGTTGGCGGGAAGAAGGCTACTCTTCATGGCGAGACCGTCAAGGTAATGGCCGTGCAATAGGGCGCTTGATTATCCAGGGCAACGATATCGGTCGCGGGCAGAGTGCGCGTCATGTTCTTGACGCCAGCAACGTGGAGCGCACCCTCAATACCTGTAATGGCGACGGTATCGCCAAGTTTATGCCGGGCGTCAACGTAGGCCTGCGCGCTGGCGGTCGCCTCGGCAATGACCGCCGCCGCGTCCGGACCGTTGTAGAGCTGCAGCGCCACATCAATCGAATAGGGCAGAATTGTCGCCCCTTGAACAATGATGTTATCGGTCAGCGGAACCACGTACTTTCCACTCAAATGGGCCGTGACGGCAGACAGCAATGCCGCACTGGCTGCGCCGTCAAGCGTGTGGGAAAGAACGGTGACGGTGACCACGCCATCTGCCGTTCGTACCGCCGAGACATCCTTGACCTGTGCCGAGAAACCAGCCGGATCATAGGTGCGCGTCACCACGATAACGCCGGGTTTGGGGCTCTCGACAGTGACGGTTGTCGGTGTTTCTCCGGCGCTCAGGCCATGGAACTTATACGATCCGGCGGACCCGGCGGTGGTCATCGCTTCCGGTGAAAGCTGCGTGCGCCGCCGGAACGTTAAATCGTCTTCATAGGTCGGCGGGATAGGCGGAACGGCGAGGGCGTCACCGGGGACAACGACCTGGCGCTTGACGCCGTAGAAGGCCGCCAAACCATCAAGATTTGTTCCCCGACTGGTCGCCAGCATCACCGCCCGTACGCCATCGTTGACTCGTTGACGAACGAGCGTTTCCCGATAGGCGAAGGTTTCAATCACCTTGACCGCCGGGTCGCTTTCGAGGACATTTTTATAAAATTCGGGATCGTTAATAGCCAGATCATCCAGCATCGCCTGCTTGATCGCCGCCGCGTCCAGAATTTCCACGGCATCCGGCGTCGGCAATAGTGACAGGTCGATATCGACAAAACCGCTCATGCGATCACCAGCCCTTCGATGTTGGCGGGCTGGGCCGTGCCGCCTTCCGGGCGATATTCTCCGTAGAGAGAGATGTCCGCCCGTCCGGCACTGGCGTCATTAAGCAGAATACGGCTCAGCCGAAAACGGGGCTCCCATTTGTCCAGCGCTTTGGCGACCGCACCAAAAAGCCGCACCACACTATCGGCATTGCCCGGCGCATCAATAATGCCAGATCCGTCAAAACCGTAGTCGCGCAACAGTACGCGGGAATTTATGCGCGTCGTCAGGATATCGACAACGCTCTGGCGAACGTGGTCGAATCCCGATAACGGTTTTCCGGTTTTGGCGTTCATGCCGTGCATCTATTTGCGGCCCCGCTTCTTGGCCGGTGAGGCGGAGTCAGGTTTCCGGTTAACGGCCCTGACCGGTTTGATGATCCCGCCGGAAATCAGGTACTTGGCGGCATTAGGCGTCATTGAGACGATTTCACCTTTCTCGCCAGCATGAGAACTTTTGAGGATTTCATAACTTTGGGTTTCCATATCCATCTCCTATGGGATGATCACTTCGGGCGGGGTATGGCCATGGTCGGGAACGCCGATCACGACTGCTCCGGTCTGCCAGCTCTCGCTGTCATAATTGACGCCGCTCTTGTGGGTGATTCGCGTGGCGTATCCGGCATGGCCAACATGATAGAAACCGCCGTCGCCGGTTTTCAAAATGATGTTCTTGGCGCGGATTTCTAGGGTGCCCGCGCTGTCCCAGGCGTCAAGAACGGTATGTTTGGCTACCCGGTTATGGGTAATCTTGAACCCGTCCGCATAAACCGTTTTGTGGATATCCGGCGAAACTTCAGGAGCCGGAGCCTGATTCGTAAATCCGGCGGGCAGTGCCCACCCCTGAGACAGATCGCCGGAGGGGGACAGAACGAGAACCTGCTCCCCGACCTCGGGCGCCCACCAACTGACATCACCGCCCGCCCGTGATGTCAGCCACGGCAATGGGGCGGTGATCAGGTCGCCGATCTGCACCCGCACCCGCGCCGCCGGGTAATCGGCTTCGATGATTTTCCCCGGACGGATCAGGTTGGCGAGGCGACGGTTCAGTTCAGCCAGTTGATATTGTAGATCGTTCATATGACCTCCGGCGGCGGGTTGCCCGTTTCTAGGTGTCGGTAATCCGGGCGGTGAGCGGTGCCGATTTTCGGTGCCGCGCCAAGATAAAGGTCGGCGGGCAGGACCCCGGTTTCATTAAAGATATCGGTGCCCAACCGCAGTTTTTGGCGAAAGCGAACCTCCCACATCATCACACCCGTATTGTCCACGTCGCCGCCGAACAGATTTGCCGCCGTCACATTCTCCGCCCCGAACGCAAAACCGCTGCCCAGCCGATTACCCGGCAGATGCAGGATCAGGGCATCAACCATATTGGCCGCCGCCTCGTGGCGCGGCAGGGCCTTTACGTCTTTTGTGATGATCGCAGTCCAGAATTCACAGATGATCTCGAGTTGATCGTCGGCCTGGAGGGTTACATTCAGCACGTTGCCGAGGGCTATCCGCACGGCAGGCAGTTTTGCGCCAAGTTTTTTGAGCTCCGACAAGGTGAAGCGACCCCGGTGGGTTTCCACAGACGCCGCCGCAAACAGGGTTTTGAAATCGACAACAATCGCGTTGAGATGGTTGTGCAAGGTCATGACCCGGCCCCCAGCGCGTTCAGGGCATAGTCTTCGATGGTCCCGATGGCCTGCTGGCGGTCATCTTCCGAAAAACCGATGAACGGGCGGGCCGGGATTTCCACGCGCTTGACACTTACGAAGGAACCATCCGATGCGCGAAACGTCAGCATGTTGGCGGTTTTGGGCTCAATGATTGCACCGAACTGATGGACGCCAGCCTTGATGTCATTGGTGCCGATCTCCACCGATGACGGGGAGGGTTTGTGCGTGATGCTGTCAAATAGTCGGCGTGATTCGATCAGTGTTTTGGCGTTCTTCTGGCGTGCGCGGCCCGAAGGGGGCCAATGGTTCCCGTCCGGGTCCTGACCCAACTCAAACCGCATCTGCGTTGACGTAACCTGATCGCCGCCAATGGTATCCATCAGGGGCGTCATGTCGTCGAAGGCGGCGGCCACGCGGTCGAGTGCTTCACCGGCCAGATCAGCCCCTTCAAGGTGCATGCGGATGCCAGACTTGCTCATCTCGTGCCCCCCTTGGTGAAACCGCCAAGCGCGCCGTCGCCGAAGACGGAAGACTTGGCGCTAATGACGATCTGGCCGGACGCCGGTTGGGAAACAGGCGGCGCATCCAGTTGCCGTTTGCCATTGGCGTAGGCGTCCAGTGTCTTGCGGGCGTCTTCGTAGCGGGTGCGGATTTCATCATCGCTGGCACCGGGCGTTCCCGCCAGAAAGTAGCGCGCCATATCGACGGCCACGGCCCTGATGTCTTCGGGAACCGTGACCAGAGGTGTCACATAACGATTTCGGAACGCCGCATCAATTTCCGACGTGGCTCGGGTCAAGGCGCGATCCACGATCAGCGCATCAATGACGTTATCGCCGTCACGATCCGCGATGGTGAGAAGGGCATCCTCTCCATAGGCGTCAATGATGTCTTGTTGAGCGGCGTAATTCATGGCTTAGACCTTGGCTGGCCACTCCCAATATGCGTTTGGGTTGTGATCGGCGTCATCGGTGCGCAGACACACAGATGTGCGCGGCTCCGGTGCGGCGTTATCGAAGAAAACTGTCAGGTTGACACAGGTATCCGACCAGACATGAGTGATGATCGCCGGGTGCGTGCGTTCATCATTGTGCCGGGCTTCGCCAGCGGGCTGGCTATACTGGACAATGCGTCCGAGGGACGGTTTTTGAGAGGGTTTCATGGTCTTGTCTCCGGGGTTGTTAGAATGGGGTCTCCCAACCCCTTTGGAGGTGCGTCATCTAACGGGCCGGTCCACCTCTAACAACCGGCCCGGCCTCGACGTGGCGTGCCGGGGATCAGGAAACTGCTTTGCCTCCCTCAACCCCGGCACTTTCTGGGGTGGTATTCTTGTTTGCTGCTTTTTTCGCGGGTTTTTTGGGCGCGGGTTTCTTCGGGGGTTTCTTCTGCGCGGGTTTCTTCGGGGGCGTATCAGTGACGGCGGAAGCGTCGGATTTGGTTTCGGGGTTACCCTGACCATCACCTTCGCTCCCGCCATTCCCCGGCGTGGACCCCGTATCGTTCTTTTTTGCGTCAGCCAGACGCTCTTCGCCATATCGCTGCCAAGCGTAATCGACCTCATCCTCGGTGAGATCGAAGCCGACAAGGCCTTCTACCTTGGCGACCAGTGGCTTGCCGTCCGCGCCGATATCGCCAAGTGGCAATGCCGGTAGTTTGGCCATGATGGCATCAATCACCGCATCAGCATCTTCGGGCCGTGACGTGGTGGTGGTTTCCTGGACGGCAGTCTCAACTTTATCAGGATCGCCCACAGGACCGGCCAAAGGATCAGCCAGAAGATCAGTCAGCGTGCCGCTCTTGATCAGCGGTTCGGCATCGTCTGCAGTCAGGCTGATTGTGCTTCCGGGTGGATAAAATTTGTCATCTACACGCAGCCGCGAAACCACTGCGTAAGTTTTCTTTTTCTCAGTCATGAATAGTAACTCCTACCTTTCGTTGATCAGGTGCTCCGGTTTAGACGGGTGGCGTGACCACATCAGTGAACAGAAAACCGGCTTCCGCACCGACCAGTTCCGGCGAATATTCATCCGTCACCGGATAAATCCAGGACTTGGCGTTTCGGTCGGAATAAGGCTGTTCGACGTAAGGTACGCCTTGCAGGCGGTAGGTGTAGCCGTAAGACGGCACCTCCCAGGACTGACCCGTTGGCGGCACGTAGGCCAGCACGGCGGTGTTCCCCCAGACATCCTGAAAGGCGTCGTTGGGATCGGCGTAGACGGATTCGGCGACGGCGACGGTCGGTATCTTGAAATAATTCGCCAGCATCTCTGTCGTTATACTGTCGGATGACGTGTATTTGAATTTATCAACAATTGCAGGATGGTCATCCAGCGCATTGAAGGCCCCGGGCGACAACACCAGCGTGTTGGGATATACGCCGATGGTCTTGCGAACCGTTTCCCGCGCGCTTTTGATCTGGTCTTTCGGCTTGCTGAGGGGATCATCCCATTTGGCCGCGCCAACCAGTTGTTCACGGTGGGTAACCGAGTAGTTGGCCGGATTGGTTGCCGCAGTCGCTTGCAAATGTTCAACATACAGGCTGATGGATGACATCACCAGATTGACCGATGACGCGGCAATATCGATACCCGGCACCATCGACGCGTCTTCTTGATGCTCGAAAGGAACCTGTCCCTCCAGAGAATGCTGCTCCAACACGACCGATTTGCCTTGATAGCCGAACTGCACGCGTTTTGTCGCCCCACCGGGCGCGCGCGCCGTTTTGTAAAGCCGAAAACTTTCCTTGCCGAATTCCAGGCGTTTGACGCCACGAACCGGAATGTGGACATACGGAAAAAGAAAATGACCGACACGACCGGCGTGGCGATAACCTCTCGCATGGTTGGACAGGACCGGGTCAATAACGCGGGCCTGGGATGTATTCATATTGCTGGGTGCGGGCATGTGTGCCTCTCCTTCCTAACGCAGTTTGATTTCGATGAAACGACCCGACACGTCCGCTGCCTCCAGAGCATCGGCGAAAACGAAATCGGGAAGGGTGGCACCGGAAAGCACAGCGCCGTTCGCCGCGCTCGACGTCATCGCCACGGCACCGGCAACGACCCCCAGTGGCGATGCCGGAATGGCGCGTCCCAGGGCATCGACGATCAGAGCGTCACCCTTGGCAATGACAGCGCCGGATTCGATGATGGCGGTGCCGATGCAGGTTGCCGCGAACAATGCGCCAGCGGCGGCGTCTGTTACGGAAACACCCAGGACCTTCTGGCCCTGAACGGTCGCCTGCGCGCCATCGTAACCGACGCCTCGGCATTTGGAGACAGCACCGCTGGCGCGGAGGGTCTCGTCGTGAAGTGAGCGGTTTTGCAAGGGTCTCTCCTTTTCAGGTTAGGCGGATTGGACGGCCTTGACGGCGTCCAGATATGGGGTGTTGGGGTTCTGCTTCTGGTAGGCCTTGGCCTGTTGATCCAATTCAACGCCGTCGATATCGATTTCGAAACCACCGGGTGCGGCGAAGGCGTAACCTGATTGGATAGACATGTGTTTGCTTGAGCCAGCGGCTTCCTCCAGACTGACCAGTACCGGCAGTTTGTCGGTAATGCGCTTGAAGGCATCGACGGCAGACAGGTTTTCGTCGTCATCGCCTTCACCGAATGCAAAGGCGTCGCCGCCGTCAATCGCTTCCATGAAGGCCAAAACCTCCCCACGCATGCCGGACGGCAAGCGGGCGGCCTCAATCAGGCCATCGACGAAGGTTTCGTTTTCGGCGGTACGGGCGACGGATTCGCGTTCGGCGAATGCGGCTTCGCGTTTTTTGGTTTCCTGTTCGCGTGTGTCCAGTTCGGCTTGGCGTTTCGCCAGTTCTTCGGCGGTGGGGGTTGCAGGCGTATCGGCCATGTTGACTGTCTCCTTATCAAGGTTGGGCTCTGTGAAAGCATTTGCGGAATCCGCATCGTCATCCAGACGGTCGGCCGCTTCCCGAAGCCATTCGATGCGCCAGTCAGGCAATACGCTGTCAGCAGCGTCTTTGCCGTCTTGCTCGATCATGTAATCGCGCATGGAGCGGAAAATGTCGGCAACATTTCTGAAGAGTTGACCGCCGCCCTCGCTGAACTCAAAACCGACAGCGCCTTCGTCATCACCGGCAAACTGCACGGGCCGCAAGCCCTTGACGGCGGGTATCTTGGCCCCCAGAAAACCAACGTGCTTCAGGTGCCACTTGCCGGGTGTCGGATTTGCAGGGTCTCTAGGAGGATACAGCCACGGCGAAATTTTCTTGAACTGGCCGTCGCGGACAGCTTCAGAGAATGCGGTCTGGACTTCATCAACAGTGGCAACCAACCGGTCACCATCGACATGCAGCCCCTTGACCCAACCGCGTGCCGGATCATCCAGGGCGGGATGCCCGATAACCAGCGGGGCTTCATGGTTGGCGGCGTCGTAACTGGACGCTACTTCCTGCAGCATGGCACCGTCCACCACAAGCGCCGGACCACGCATTGGACGATGAGTGCCGGTGCGGAAAATTTCGATCTGGCGTTCTGCGGTGAGGGCGATGGCTTGCGGCATGTCAGTTCTTCATTTCCGATCTCCGTTGATCCGGCTTTGGTTGCGAGAACAGGATTTGAGCCTGTGACCTTCTGGTTATGAGCCAGACGAGCTACCGGGCTGCTCTATCCCGCGTTTGGATGATTGGGACGATGAAGGATGGGCGCACGGATAACCACCCTGAAGGATTCAGGGATGTTTTGATCAATGCGTATGGGGAGGCGGCTGTCCGCGCCAAGGGATGCCGTCGACGAATCGAAGCATCGCCCGAAACAGGTGTGGATGTCAAACTTGGGGGATCAGGCAGCGCAAAAATATGCCCTGTGGGCGACTTTAACGGGGGGTTAACGGCCTATAGTGGGATTTTAGCCTGTACCATGCCTAGATGTAGTGCATCAGGCACCACGGCGCATTTTTCGGGAAACGTTGAAAGCGCCGGAAATTTGGCGTAAGATCAGGTTATGGACTGAGGGTCACAAGGCAGACGCGGTGCCGACCTGAAAACGTCTTTTGGCCGGGTGGCCGCTTCCCACCCAGGCCCCCATCTCATCGTTCGGTATTGTCCAGGTCGCGGGCATAGACCAGACGCCCGGCGCGTTGACGCTGTACGTTGCTGAAATCACGGGTCAGAAAAGCGGTCCACGCCTCGAACCGCCCCTCCACCGCCTGGGCAACCAGAAGCAAGACGCGATCCTTGCCGACGTTGACCGCCTTGATCATCCGCTTTCGCAATTGCACCTGCCCGGTTCCACGATGACGTTCAAACCTGATCCAGATTTCGTGGGGATTTTCGATCAACTCAGGCAACAAAGATGCCATGGGTGCCCGCTCCAGCGGCATATGTTCGGCCAGCGCCTTGGCGTTAACCAGCAGAGGCGAGCCATCCGGCAATTCAAATATCTTTTCTTCGCCGCCCAAAGTAGCCTCGATACGGCGCTGCAGATCAACCGTCGACTTCACCTTGGGACCCAGACGGGCGGCGGGTTTATCCACAGGAATTCGTTCTGGCCGGTTCAGGGTTCGCCATGTGTCGGTGTCCAAAGGCTCCCACGCCTTGGCGCCTTGCGCCCTCCATGCGGCCATGCTGTTTTCGGAAATTTGCGTGCCCCATGCCGCTTCACCGGGATTGTAGGCGAAACCCGGATCAACGCCCTTCGGCACTGAAACCGATAACGGCCCGGACGGCGTATTGATGGTCCGGGTTTCCAGCTCGATCTTCGGCGCGGTCTTGGAAACCTTCAGCCCATATCGCTTGAGATCACGAATTGACAACTGAATGGCCACACATAGGCAGCCCCAGCCGTTCATGGGGTTGTGGGTTTTCCACCATGGATCATCGACGGGCAGGACGGTGTTGTGCCAGCTTGCATGTTCGGCTCGGGTATGCGGTCCAAGCACCGATCTGTAGCCGAGATACGGTCGGGTCTTTTTGGTCCGCTGGATTTGTTTCCAGCGCCCGGCCTGCATGCTTTGGCGCATGTTGGTGTGATAGATGGTCTTGGACCGCCAGCCGCGCTCTCCCTTATATGACCAGCCGTGCCGGGCGACGATGGTATCGAAGTCCTTTCGGAAATCGGCCAGTGTGCGACCGTCTTCCATATTCTTCATGAGCGCCTGTTGAAAATCACCCAGCAAGGCATCCGATTGCGCCCCGGCGACGACAAAGGCCCGCGCATGCATGCCTTCCCAGAGATCGGTCCAGGCTTGAGTTGGCAACCGCACCTTCTGGCGGAAGGTTTGGATGGCCTCTTCGAAAGGCAGACCCAACCCCAGCGGTTTAGGTTTCTTAAGTTTCTTGGTCATCACTGTCCTGCCCGGTCAGATCGGCCAGTATCATGGCGCGGGCGATAACGTCACGCCGCCTTGTCGGGTCCGCTTCGATCTCCAGCAAACGGCGGGTCAGATCATCAGCATCCGAGGCCGCGAATACGGCATCGTGAACAAGGCCGACAAGCTGATCGGTTTCTTCACCCAGGGCGCGTTCAAGCTGATCGACCAGAGCATCCGTGGCTTCGCGTTCCGGCGATGTCGCCAAACTCTCATCGCTTTCGCTGAAGGCCGGTACCGGTTCCGAGCCAGTTCCGCTAAAGGCGATGGGAAGTCTGACCAGTTCCTCGGCATACCATTTATCCACGAGGTGTTGAGGGATGGAATATCCGGCATTGTTATAGGTCTCGACAATTTCGGCCCGCCATTTCTCCAGCGCGGCTTCTTCACTCAAGTCTTCCTCCTTGATCCGTCTGACGCGGGGACACCGGGCACCGGGGAAGTTGACATCGACCAGCCATTTGATAAACGTTTCTTCAAGTGTATCGGACAACAGATCGGCGTCGGCGTCTGTCAATTCTTCGCGCACGTCATCGTGCGTGGACGCCGCCGCCTTTGAGCCGACCTTGCCGATATTGGTGGTCAGGGTTTCACCGAGAACACATTCCGACGCCTGTTCATCCGTATAGCGGCAAAGCTGATCGTAAGTCAGCCCGTTGCCGCCACGCTGGGCCTCCAGTAACGTCAAAACCGTGCCCGTGGGGATCGCCACGGCGGTTTCGCTGGAGACCGCCGCCGCCGCCTCCAGAACCGCATCACGTAAATGATCCTGACCTGCGGGGTATTCGCCGACTGTTGTGGGGGCGCCGAACTTCTCACAGAAAGTCAGCCAGAAAGCGACCCCCTGTCGTTTGAACCAGGCGTACCAGAAAAGACGATGACCCAAGCCAAGGCCGTAAGGATCGCTGTCACGCGGATTGAAGCGATGAACAACAAACTTTTGGGCGGGCAATTCTTCACCCTTCAGCATATTCTCCCACGTCAGCAGCCGAAGGTTTTCCTCATCGTCAAAAATGAAGCGCCGCTGGTCTCGCTTTTTAACGTCGGCGATCCACAGCCGTCCGTCGTTGATTTCCCACATGACCTCCCCAACGGCGAAACCCTTGAGGATGGCGTCGAGAAGCTCCAGACAGATACGGTCAAAGGAAATGGCGCGAAGATTTTCCTCAACCAGTTCCGCCGCCGCCTTATCCAGCGCATCTTCAGATGCGGCCTTGACTTCAAATTCACGAGCGACAACGGCCATCTTGCGTTTCTGCAACACGGCATAGATGTGAGGGTCGCGCTCCACCTCGTCATAAATCTTGAGGCCCCGGCCATGGCCGCGCTCAATCAGGGTTTCATCGGTGGGCCTCAGCAGGCCGGAGAACCGATCAATATAGATATTGCGGCGGCTGGTCGCGACCTCGCGGCCCAGCATACCGGCCTTTGTGGTGTCGTCTGTGGCGTTGTTTTCTTCGGCCATCTTTCCTCCTGTCAACCTCCTATGAAACTGCCGAGCTGGCTAGTCGCCCGGCGCTTGCCACTGGAGGTAATCTGTGACGGATGGCCGAAGTTCGTCGCCACCCACCACAGCATGGCCAGCGCATCCGGGCCATCGTCATGATCGGCTTTCGGCCAGTGCTTGAGTTGGGAAATCAGTGTCTTGTGATTGGGGTTGACGCGGATCAGACCGTTAACCGTATGCGGCTGGATGGCGGCGATCCGCAAATCCTTATCGACGCTTGAGACGTAGGGTACTGCCGGAACAGGTGTGGCGTATTCCTCTCTGGCAGATCGGTTGACCAGAGTGGTTCTGAAGAATTCCTGAAACTGAACGCTCTCAATCGCCCACTGAAGACATCGATACTGACGCTGGAAACTGATGACATCGGATATGATGATGTCCGGTACGCGCTTGCGAATGTCGGCCTCAACAACATCCAGAATTCCCGTTTCCATGCTGAAGCCGCCAACCAGAATAGCGGACGGATCACGCCCTTCGCCACGTTTGCCGAGACTGGGATCGCAGGCACCGAAAAACAGCCAGTCGCTTAACCGCTCGACCCAGAACGTCAATTCCGTGAAGGTCCGGTCTCCGGATACCGGGTCATTCTGAAACTCGCTGTCGAAAGCGTCATGGCCGACCCGAAATCGTGTCTTCATCAGGAAATAGAGGGGACGCTTTTCCGGCCATGAAACTTCCGCCCCGGCCTCCATGGTCATCCGGTTTTTCTGATAGAAGAGATCGGCGGCGCGTTCACCATCGTTGTGCAAAATTTCTTCCCAGCGGTCCCACAGCGTCATGTTATCGGGCCAGCGGTTGATGGCGTAAAACGTCACGGACTGCCACAATGGGTTCGCCTGGGTGCGGACCAGAACGGAGTCATAATGCAGGATCGTGCCGACATAGAGGATGTCGGTTTTTTCACCGGCCTCGCCAAGGTTTTCGACGGCCTTGTTCAGCCAGCCCTGTAGTTTGTCTCGTTGTTTGGGGTTCTGAACGTTCTCATCATTTTCGATGTCATCAAGAACAACCAGGTCGGGACGGTAGGGACCATGCTTGAGACCGCGCACCTTCTGACCGCCGCCCCGCGCATGGACCTTGAGGCTTGTGCGCGTGACAATCACACCTTCATTCCAGACCCGGCCTTTACCGGTCAGATCGGGGAAGTCCACGCCCAGACGCGGGTTGCGCTCCAGTTCCGCCTTGATGGCTTCGAGATGGACAGCGGCCTGCTCGTAGGTATCCATGATCAGGACGGCATAACGCTTGCGTCGATACGCCAGACACCAGATCAGAAAAATCAATGACACATAAGTGGATTTGGATTCGCCTCGTGGAGCGGCCAGCGCCAGCGTTGAACTCTCTGGCTTGTCCAATACGGCGGGCAGATTTTTGAACAGCCAGCGATGAAATGCCGAAGGCGGTATCGGATCTGTTCCATTTGCGGGACCGCCCGTTTTTCCCCGGATATAATGAGGGAAGTAGGTGCGGGCAAAAAACCAGAAATCAGTCTCGGCTTTCTTCAGCCGTTTGGCGCGGGCTTGCGGATCGGGATCGAACCCGGCCACCGAAGTTTCGACGAACAATTGAAACTGCCGGGCATATTCGGCGATGTTCTTCCTGAATTCGTTTCGCGTGACTTTGCTAACCATAATGCGCCGCCAATACGGAGGCGAAGGGTTCGAGCACTTCGAGGAAAGCGGGTCCATGTTCCGGGTGGTTGTCATGAACGAAGCGGCCAAACCGTTGCAACACATCCTGGGCGACGGCCAGTTCGGAAATTTCCGGCGCAACCCGACCAGCGGCGGACATGGTTTTGGAAAAGGCGTCGGCCAGACTTGACAGCGCTTTGGCTTTATCGATTGGCCTTACGTCTTCGGCCTTGCCGAGATCGTCAATTACGGACTGGTGAAGGCGAACAAAGTCCTCAATCAGGGTCAGAAGCAGACTGTCATTTCCACCGCCCGCCATGGCCGATGCGGCGCGGGCCTTGTCCCAGTCGTCGCCGTCTGACCTCGCTTTGTTTTTCCACTTCCGGGCTGTCGACACCGGCACACCGGCGTCTTTGGCAGATGCCCCCAACGGCAAACGGCGATGAACGAATGCAGCCCTGACAGCGGCGCGTTTTTCCGGGCCATGCACGTGATCATCCCGCCTTGAAAGCCGTAGTGATCAGAGCGACGGCAACGCCGACAACGCCGCCCGAGACGGCTCCATTGACGGCAGATTTTTTCTCGACCGACAGCAGCCGGTCATCAATTGACCCAACGGAGGTTTCAATATTGGAGACGCTCGTCCTGATACCGGTCATCTCACCCTGGAGTCGACCGACCATCTGGTGAAGTTGATTGATTGTTTCTTCACTCATGAAACGCTACTCCGTTGATGACCTTTAGGGGTGATCAGATTTTCAAGACAGTCGATGTAGCCTCCGATTCTGTGATCGGTAAACGCTCGAACGTTGCCATGTTTAAAATCCCAATTCAGATAACTTTGCACCAAGCCGGACATCTCTTTCCAGATTCCGGCATCGGCATGAAGTTGCCCGCTGTAATCGAAGAACAGCGCTGGGCCATCATGGCGGAACCCGAGCGCCAAAAACGGCACCCGAGGCACGATGTCCGCATCATGTACGTAACGACGGTGGATGCAGAAATCGGATAGGACGGTCGCGAATTTGGTATTGCCAACGCGGGGTGCGCCAAAGGTCGTTACGTAGTCTGCCAGATCATTGTACCCGGCGAGGATCGCCAGGGCACCGCCGAGAGAATGACCAACAGCTTCGATCTCAAATCCTCTGTTCCACAGTTTCACGCACCGCGACAGGCAGTGTCCGTAGACGCCGTTAAAGGCCGTTTTAAAACCGCGATGCACATTGATCCTGTTAACAGGCAATCCGAGCGGTTCTTTTCGAAACTTGAGGTCTGTCAGAATATCGGCAAAGTTCTTCTCGGTCCCCCGGAATACCAGATAGGCTTTTGCCGGTGTTTGCCCCCAGGTGAAATAACCCTGGGTATTCGTGGCCGGGTCGGCAACCCGCTCAACTTCTGAAAATCCAAGCGCCCACAACGCGTCGCCGAGGCGGGTTTTATCCCGCTCATAGGCCAAGGCCGCCAACCTGCATTTAAGCAGGTCGACAGCCAAAGCATCTGCGGCGATGGATGTGCCAGTCACGGTTATCCCCGGCGCTGGATTCGGGCGTGGATTTCGCTGGCGGCCTCGACAGCCGCCTCCCATTCTTCCACCGTTGGACCACGCGCCTCGGCGCTCATGGCGTTCATGGTTCGGCGGATACGCAGGATTGGCTCAGCGGTGACCGCTCCCGTTCGGGCAAGGTGCAAGGCCGCCGATTTCAGATCATAAAACGGAAGGCCTTTGATTTCCGAACCCGCCGCCAGCAACCGCAGCTGGTTGCGCACGCTTTTCGCAACCACCTCGAACTTTGCCGACGTCGCCTTGTCCAGCGCGGCCAGATGCAAGGCGGTGATGGCCCCAAAAGCCGCCCGCTCCAGTTGGGCTGGTGCCTTGGTTTCGGCCAGATTGGCCAGTTCCGTATAGACAAGCATCGCCCTGTAGGCGCGTTGATCCTGGGTGGTCGCGTTACCCAGCGTGAAATCACGCGTAGCGGTGCACCCGCTGATCAGGGCCAATGCCGCCGCGACGGCAATGCAGATTTTAGAAATGTTCATAAAGATAACCTTCCGGTCTGTCATACGCGCGTCGAAGCCAGCCCGCCTCAAAATTTGAAGACTGAAGCGAACGGAAGAAACCGGCGGCTTCGGCGCAGGTGGCGACGAAAAGAACATGCGACGCGCGATGCAGCATGTTGCCGGTGTAAAGATTGATGGACTGGATCGTGCCCGATCCCATGATGCCGTCTTCGAGGACGGCCGTCCCACAAGCGCGAAGTGCGCGCTGCACAATATGGCTTGATCCCTTGAAACCGGACACCACCATCAGGTCAAAGATTTTGGCGGCGATGTGTTGATTGGTAACCTCATCAAGACGGCGACGCGCCCAGAGCTGACGATAGTAACGTCCCGCAGTGATTGCGTTCATTTGCCGGATGTCGTCAGCATCCACATCACCATCTCCATCGATGTCGAAGTCCAGTCGACCATCGCCATCGATATCGCCTAGCTTCACCGCCATACGAAGGGATATGCCGTACTTTGTCGGCCCGCCCTTGTCGGCGGGATGATCGGAAAAACCGCCCTCGTGTTTGAGGACAAAAGGCAAGACGTGTGCGAAGGTTTCCATGAACACCAACCTACGGTGGCGCAGGTGTCAGGTCATCCCTGAACGGTTCATGTTTTCCCGTGAAACAACGAGGGTTGACGGCCGTCTTCGGGTTCCGACCCTCGCACTTTTGCGCGATGTTTGTAAACCGTGCGTTCGGTGACATCGGCTTCACGAGCGACGGTGGTAACTGTACGCGATCCATCATCAAGGGTTTGAATTCTTCGCGCATTTTCAAAAATCGGATTGACGAAGAAGCGGGGGATATAGAACCGCGACCCGGCAAAATGAAAAACCAGTTCAGCGGCCATTTCCTTGCCAAGTTTTTTAGTCAAGGGATGGTTGCGCTTGGCCTTTAACGGCACCTCAACTACCGTGCCGCCGAAATGCTCAACCAGCGCATGAGCCGCCCTGGCGGAAATTTTTTCGGCGATCTGCTTGAGGCCATATGACGTCGAACTAATCACTGACGCGCTCTCCGCAGGATGGAGTTAGCCAGATCGAAAAGGCCAAAGCGAACGCTCAAACCCACACCAACCTGAACGGCGAGCAACCACAAAGCAGAACCGACCAGTCCGATCCCAAGGAGAAAGGTTTGCCACCATGTGTATATTACGATCAGCGCCGATCCGGGTCGGTATGGCGAGACCAGAAACACGCCGCTCGGTTCAAGATGAAAAAACGGGCGCTCGCGTCCCGTCAGCGCCATGATCTTGAAAAACAGCATCGGCGGGCAATCTCTGCCGGTTTTGAATTTCGGCATGGTCATGTCATGCGGCTTTTGCGTTTTGGGCCGGGATAGGGTCGGTGGGCTTGTGCCGAGGTGAGAAACGTTACAGCGGATTTGAGGGTCAGGTCATAACAGACGAAAAGTTGTAATTTGCGATAAGGAACCTTGAAAACCGGGCGGTTGGTTTCGCCGGAACGGATCAATACGGCACGTCCAGCGTCGATGATACCTTCGATGGTTTTCACATCAGGCATGGCCAGCGCCAAGCCGCACCGCTCCCATGCGCGTCGAATGGCATGCCTGCGACAGGCCCGCTCATGAGGGTAGTCAAGAGTTCGCCGGTATTCAGGCATGGGCACCTGCCGGGAACTGACGGCATTTGAGCCATTCGGGAAATTCGTCGTAGTTACCACCCTTGGGGTCGGAGATCGGCCACGGTTTGCATTCGTAGGCGGGATTCTGGCCTAGCTGTTTAACGAAGGCGGGAACGCCTCCAGCTCTACATTGGTCGACTAAAACAGCCAAGCCTTCCAGATGCGTTGGATGGTGCGTTTTGGACCGTCCACCGATCATGACCCAATCGAAAAAAAACGGTCCTGAAATTAGGAACTGGGTCGCGTTGATCAACTCCATCACGGGTTCCGCAGACCAGATGTATTTTGCCGCTGGTACGTTGAACAAATGCGATGCTTGTTGATGGAATAATTTTTTGGTGCCTGCCGAAAATCCGAGCCACACATGGTTCCAGCCATTGCCCCAGTCATCGGGTAACATGCCGGGAATATTTTGGGCTTGTTTGGTCAGAATGATGATGACAACGCGGTCGCATTCGCGGATCACGTCCCATGCACGGGCACGCCGGTCCGGGTCGACATCGATGTCGAAGAAATCAGACATTGAATTAATGAACACGATGGGCCGGGGACCGGAGACCGGGGCCATTCGATTGGCCTTGCGCAGTTCTGCAGGGCCGCCCTTTACCTCAAGACGGGGGCGATGACGCCCCCAGTACTTCAGCCCGTTAAAACGACGATCATGCTTGAGCGCATAACAGTCGGAACATTCGGCGGATTGCGGCGTGCAGCCGATCCAGAAATTGACCGTATGGGTCGCCCATTCGATGCCGGTGAACAGTGTCATCAAGCGTCACCTCCGATGCGATACCTTTTGTCTTTCGGGAGCGTGACGCGGTAAATGTAGGTGCCCGGTAAAGACCTACTTTGAGTGAGGTAGACCCGCTTGCACCGCGCATATTGCATCAACAGTTTTGCCACTGATCGCTTGACGGGCGCGACCGGGGACAGAAGATTTCCGACGTGATAAACAGCGGTTTCTCCGAGTTCGCCGGATTTCAGAAAGTCGAGCGCGTCGCTCGGCGTGGACAGGTGTTTGAGGGGTGGGTTCATTGTCAATCTCGCATCTAGGCTTCGAGGGCGTAGTCGACCATCTCAAGCGCCATCACTTCCGAAGTGTCCACCGCATGGATTTCAAGAGCGGTTTTTGCGTTTGTCAGGGACATTCCGTCTCTGAACTGATACGGCCCCCAGTTAACATCCACGCCCTTTTCCATCATTACGGATCGGGCAAAATCCAACGCCTCTTCCACTGTGGGTTTTGGCTTTTTGCGGACGAAATCACGTATTGAATTTGTCATTAGCTTCCCTTTTCCTTCCGGCGTAATTCAAAAATCCTGCATTCGTTTCTGTACAGGCGTCCGTCCTCTTCAACGCACCCCTGAGCCAGCGGCCAAGAAGGCGCTGGGCTTCGTCCAGGTGCTTGACTTCGAACTGGTGTAGGGCGCGGTCATTGGGGATGATGTTGCGGCCCTTGGCCCACTGAATGAGTGCCGCTTCACTGGCGATACGGATGGTCCCCAAATCGTTAAGGCGGCTCCACTGGGCCTGGACTACTCGAATTCGATCAGACAGGTATTTTGGGAGCTTGTTATGTCCCCTGTCGGTGGCAATTTTGATTTCAGACCAGTCGACGCCACATTCACGCTCGGCGATGGCCTTGAGCGCTTCAATCACCTGACGCGCCTGACTGTCATCGATCCATGTCAACAGGTCGATGCCGGTTTGACGTTTAACAAAGGCGTTCTGCACTTCCTTGGCGGGGCTTTCGGCCCATCCGAGGTTCCACAGCGAAAACCACAACGCTCGGATTTTTGCGTGGGTCTGACGGCTTGTGCCTCGCCCCTTGTTGCCGTTGAGATCGCTGATGATTGATTTCAGTTGCGCGTCGCTACACTTGGCAGCCGACCGGTGACCGGTTAACTGTTCCATGTGATCGCGGCGGCTGTCTTCGTCGAGACCTCGGGCCTTGGCTGTGGCGTGCACAGCGCCAAGCAGTTTTCGTCGTTGGGGACTTACAGCCATGGTCTATCCTTCCAGATCGGCGCGATAGCCAGGTTGTTTGCGGGCCTCTTCGTCGGCGGCGTCAGCGGCTGACACCAATGTGCTCGGCGGCGGTGATGTAAATTCGGCATCCAGAACCCGATTCGCATCCGCGAGCGCTTGCACAACCTCTTTGCGTTGCGCAGGTCGGCGAAGACGAGAGACCACGCCTGCAGTGACAACAGTGAGATTTTGCAATGCGATTCGTAAATCTTGCGTCGTGGCTGTTGCGGGTTGCATTGTCGATCATCTCCTTTTCCTGTGTTGAAACTGGATGCCCCCGGCGAAGGTCGGGCAAACGATTTCGCCGGGGGCCAACCGGACAGGTCACGAATGACCGTGACCTGTCCGGCTGTGGGCTCTATCAGTTGCCGTTCAGTCGTCACCTCCGCCAGTTGTCGGCGTATCGCCAGTAACAGGGCGGATATTGACGGTTTCTTTCTGTATGAAGGCGAGACCCTCAATTCCTTGCGCCTTGTCGGTGACCTTTTTCAGCGCCGTCTTGTCGACAGATGATTTGGTGATAACGCACTGATTGAGGCGACGTTCACGAAGGGTCTTGATGATGCTGTCCAACCGGTCACCATCAACCTGAACCGTCAATGCGCCTTTCCTGAATTCGATCTCACCGGCCCGGAGTTTGGCGGTCTTGGTACCTTCCGGGCAGATGGTGTCACGATTTTCAGTGGCCCATTGTTCGAGGCCAGCTTCAGCAGCCGCCAGCTCGGCTTTGGCTTTTTCGATTTTCGGGTTGTGTGCGTTTGCGATTTTTTGCATTTCGGTATCGCGGCCTGCTTCCAAGGTGTCCAGCCTTGCCCGCAGTTTGCCGACCTTGGTCATGGCCCGATTGGCTTCCTGCGTCGTTTCGATGGGTGTGGTCTCCGTCATTGGGTTCTCCTTTGCTGATGACGGTTTCTGAGAACGGCCAAAAAGGCCGCGACCACGCCGAGGGGAATTGAAATCAGATAGCGGATATAGTTCCGCAGGCGAATTTGACGGCGGCGGCGTGTCATGCCGCACCTCCGATCCGGTCATTTGCCGGTTCAGTGTTAAGTGTCAGCCAGCCCTCCAGATCGGGGCCGAGATAGGCGATGACCGTGGCGGCTAGCGCCTTGGCCGTGGCGGCGTCACTGAACGGGAAAATCCGGTGCGCGGGCCTGCCCTCCGGATCAACGATGGCCTCACTGGCGATGGTAATGGCCTGTTCGATGGATGTGGGCGCGACGATGGCCTCGTAGAGATTTTCGTCGCGGACAGAGATGCGAAAAACCCCAACCCAAGTCGTCTCTTCAGTATCTTTCATGATCACGAGCCATGCGTCTTTTGGCAGGTGGCGATAGGCCATCACCTGGGCGACGTGTTCAGAGTGGCCATCATGCCAGCGAATTGATCCTGATGGTTGACGTTTCATTCCGCCGCCTCCAGATTGGAATTGGCCGGGCAGGCCGAACAGGCCCGCCAATGGCGAAGGGCGCGGGGATCGGAAAGTGGCATGGCGCGCCCCGAGAAAATGTTGCATTCATCAGGCGTGATATCTGATTTCAGATGCGGGCAGACGATACGGTTAGCCAGTCTGGCCAGCACGGCGGCGGCAATCTTGTCTGTTTTTCCGGGATACTTTCCGAGCAATACGAGGCGCACGGACGATCCTTTGTATCCGATCATCTTGCCGACTAGTTCAGATGATCCAAGCTCATCACGCTTGGTGCGCAGGATTCCTAACCAATCCATGGGTGCGCCTCGCCGGTGTTCGGGTCATAGACTTCTGACTTGCTGGGGCGCAACATCGGCGCTTCGGGGCCGCTGTTACGGATCAACGCAAACCGCTTCAGGTTGTTCGACGTCAGGGAGTTCCCCTTGACGCCGCGCAGGTTTCGAAAATACCCTGCCCGATCCAGCCCCCGGACGTATCGGCGGGCGTTGTTATAGGCGTCCTTTTCCTCTCCGCGTGCGGCGTTCGAGACCAGATCGCTAATGGTGAATTTCCCCAGCACCCTCATGGCGTTCCACAGGCGTTTCCTGAGGGTCGAGTTCCTGTTTGGTTTCCGCACACCGGTGTGCGGGCCTATCGGCCCCGAGGTGATTTTACGACCTTCTGCCAAGGCAGTTTTCCCCTCGCCTGTAAGGCGAAAACAGCCAATCTCGGCGCGTTCCAGATATCCGCGCGTTATCAGTCGCGTGGCGACCAGTGAAACGATGTGACGTGTGGTTTGCATGGCGTCGGCCAAGACATCAATGGTCAGGCATTGATCGGGGCCGACCTCTTTAAGGAGCCGGATTTGCAGGTCGCCGGGTTTGGGCATCAGAGGCCCCGTACCTTAACCGGCGCGCCATCGCGACGGTTATAGAACAGCACCTCGCCAGCCATATCGGTGATGCCCACCGGTTTGGCGTTGCGCTTGCCAAACCGTTCAATGTTTTTGAGGGCATCCTTGATTTCGCGGATATGCCCGCCAGCAACGTCGTGCAGCAACTGGATCAGGTCATCTCTGACTTCGACCTCGCAGAGATCGGCGACCATGGCAGCAACATCCTTCCGCGTCGCCGCCTGAAATTCAACGTATTGGCCGACGCGGCTGGCGATCTGCGGAAACCGGGTGAACTTGTGACGAACCCGGTCCATGCCAACGAAGATGAAAGGAATTTCCAGCATGTCAGAGAGGTCGCGAAGCGTTTCCAGCAATCTGGCGGAACGGGCGATGTGGTCAATCTCATCGACAATCACAGCGAACATTTCGCCATTACTTTGGGCGTTGTGAGCCCGTTGGCTCAGAACTTCCAGCGCCTGTTTGTACATTTTCTCGAACGACCATTCGGGGGGTTCCGTGGTGATGTTTTGAATAAGCTCCCGCATCATCCAACCGGGTTTCCATTCTTTCTTAGCGCGGAGATAAACACAGCGTTCCTGTATGGAGAACCACTTGGCTAAACCAGTTTTTCCAACGCCCGGATCGCCATCAATGACCATCAAGCAGGCTTCTTCCGCACCACGATCTTCCAGGACCGAAAGTGCAGTCAAAAATCGTTTGGTATTTTCTGTTTTCACAAAGACGTCTCGCATTACGCCGCTCCTTTTCTTGCCACATCTGAGAGTTGGGGAATGTCCACCCCTTCCGTTTCAAGCAGGATTCGGAAGGGTCTTGTATTCATTAATTCACTGAGGAGTTGGTAATCTTCTCTGGTCAACGCGGTGGGGTTTGCTTCTGCCCACACAGCAAATTCCAGATCATCATGAAATACCGGTCGCCCGTTAATCGACGTGACAGAGGACACCGGCTCTAACGGGTTCTCCAGTTTCTCGAACATGGCGTCGGCCATCGCCGATTCCGTCTCTGTCATTGGTGTCTCGCCACCCATTTCAATCAATGGATTGGAGTGCCGTTCGGCCAAGGCCTCGGCTTTGTGCACATCAAGACGTTTGATCCGGCCAGCCAACCGTTTGTCGCGGGCCTGTTCAGCAACACTGACGGGATAATAACTTTGGCGATTTCCGCCCCATTCGGCAGTACAGATCAGACGGCCCTCGCAGATTTCGTCGGCATTTCGGATCAGTTCACGAACCCACACCTTCGATGCATCGTGTACGTCATACCCAACCATGACCTCTTCACCATGGAAGGCCTCCAACGCATTGCCGCCGAAATATTCGTTGCCGAACAGCGATACGAGGGCGCGATTGGTTTTGCGGATTTCGTAGGGCCGGAACATGTCATCGGCCTGGGCTTCGGTAACCGGATCGGGTTGCCAACCTTCGTCGATGCTTTTTTGCCAAACTTCGTTAGGCGTCATATAGCGACGCTTGAAGGTAACGGCGTCGCGGATGCGCGGAAGGCTGCTATGCGGGCGGTCGTTATAGGTGTCTGTTACAGATTGAACGTACTCAAGAAATTCTGGCCAGCCCAACAACAGTTTTGAGCTTCCAAACCGCCTCATATCGGCACGGGTGATTTTGAACGCTTTTTGCTTCGCCTCGGCGTCCATATCCTTGCCCATATAGGTAGGCAGTTCCCTGGCCGCTTTGGTCATGGTTTGATGCCAGCGCTCAATAACGCCACGGGCCTGAGACCCATAGGCAAGAGAGTTTTTGCAGGTGACTGACCATCGGGCCATGAAGCCAATCAACGGTGCCCGCATGACCTTGTTTTTGAAACCCGAACCATTGTCCGTGTACCAGATGTCGCATAGTGACGACGTCATGAACGAATGCCGCGCGGCATCCAGAACCGTCCAGGTGCTTTCCGCCAGCCCCGCCGACCAGCCGACGATACGACGGGTGTAAACGTCAATAACCGGGGTGACTTCCGGGCGGAAGGGACCACCATGGATTGGGTGTTGAACTTCCGCCTTGAAGGTATGACCATCGGAGGCGTAGACCGCGCCGGGCCAGAGTTCCGACACGTCGCGTTTTACGTAGGCCTTCAGGCTTTTCAGATCGCGTGGTCCCATGCGCCCGGTGTGGCGGGTTACGGCGGTGAGGGACTTGAGAAAGCGACGTGCGGCGTCGTAACTGGGCCGTTCCAAACCCTTGGGTAAACTTTTGGGAAGCTTTTCCATAACGGCTGCGAGAGACGGTTTCCTCGGGTCGCCGTAGAGTGACAATAGGGGGTCGGCCCAGTCCGGGATGGTCAGCCCCGGATTGCCGTCATTCGGCGCAAGACCTGCCACGCCTTGGGTATTTTGGGCTTTGATCCAGTTATAAACGGTGGCGCGGGAGAGTTTCAGTTTGCCCCCGGCGCGGCCATTGGCAGCCAAAATCAGTTGTTCCAGATGCTCGGGTAGATTGCCGTTCTTGATCATTTCAAGAAGCCTGGAAATTGCCTTCCCCTGCGTAATTCCAGCTTCAAGAACCCAACTGTTTATAGTTCGCAGGACGCCTGCCCGCCCGTCCACAACAGAGCGTTGCCAATGCTTGAGATCAGAGGTGTTTTGTGGGATCAGGGGTGTGACGGAAATTGCGTCGGCGGGTGAGTGTAGGGATGAACACATTTTTTCAAGATAGATACTCTGAATATCAACAGGAAGTTCAGTCAGTTTGTAAAAACGTTGGGCACCACCCCGACCTTTCTTTTCTCGATAGGGCCATTTATTTTTCTTTGCACAAATTCTGACTGCTCGTGGTGTCACACCGCGCAGTCGGGCAATTTGGAATGCGGCCAGTTCCACCATCAGTGATGTCCCTGTTTCATAAGCGGAAGGTCGGCAATCAGTTCTTTTATTTGTTCATCGGCGAAATGTTGAATGGCGATCATCTGGCCAATCCGGGCCATCTGAAGTTGCTCGGTCCCTGCAATCCGACAACCCGCTCTTTGGGCAAACCAGTCCAAGAAATTCGAGCCCAAAATTACAGTCAATGATGCAATAAAGTGCGCAGGCACATCACTTGGATGGCTGTCCTTTGTCCACATGTCCAAATTGTCTTTGGAAATTTTGATGCCGGTTGTGGCGCTCAACATCTCAGCGATTAATTCACGGGATTTGCCTGATTGCTTGATCGATGATGTTAACCATTGCCGTGTGGCCTTACGGCAATCCAGCCTGCTGGTTGTTGTTCTTTCGGGTTTTTGGGGAACCTCAGTTAATTCAATCCCGGCCATCCTCGCAAACAGGTTCAACTGATTTGGGTGAGGTGTTGTTTTTGACGTTCTTTTCGCCATCGTGTTACAACGCTCCATCAAAATGATCGTTGTGCGGAAGCATTTGTCTGGTATCATTTCGTTTAGTAGGATTTCCCTTTAAGGGGATGCCGTCCTGGTCATAACGATCTGGCCATATTGTCATTGGGGGTTGCCCCAAAAATTGGGCAATCCGGCTTTCGATTTCTGGCCACGGCGTGTTGAGGGTTTTTGAGATCGCCGATCTCTGAAATCCCCAATGTACAGAAAGGTCAGTCAGATTCCATCCGCACCGTCGGATCAGGTATTTGATCTGCTCTTTATGAATACCTGTGGTCGGGGTTGGGATCAT